CAAGCGCATCAGCCAATTGCAGGGCTTCGGATTGTGTGGTCATGCCTCACCCCTAGCCTTCTGCGTGCAATCCGCGCAGCGCCACAGCTTGAGCCGCGTGTACAGCGAGCCGCCGAGAATCTCCCTTGGCTGGTCGCACACAGAGCACTTCTTGCGAAACGCCATTCCTGGTCCGGTGCTGCGGTGGGTCATGGTGACGTCTTTCACGTCGCTGTAGTTCTTCACGAATTCTCCTGGCTCATGATTTCCAACTTCGCGCGCAGCCGGTCAATCCGCGTTTCGTGGTACAGCACCATCGCCGTGGCGTAATCACGCCCGGTCTGAGCCTCAAGCAGGCCGCGACGGGCCTGGTCGAGCTCAATGGCAATCAGTTCCTGCTCTGACGGTGTGCGAAATGGATTTTGGATTCGGATCATGCTGATACTCCACTGATGGCACGCAATCGTTGCGCGTAGTGCCAGACGCTGGGCGCCTGTTCGATAGCCCGTCGCAGGGCCACGGTTTCGGGTTCTGGTGGCTTCTGCGGCGGTGCGATTCGCCAGCGTGCCCAGCGGCCGCTGCTGCTTGGCACGATCAGGCCGGCCTGGTGCAGCTGGTGCAGGTAGGTGCGGGCCGTGGCGCCCTCGCAGCCCAAGCGGTGTGCCACGTCGGCCATGGCAACGGGCTGGCGCTCCTGGATGATGGCCAGGGTTTCGGCTTGGCGCGGGGTCATGCCTGCCCCCTTGCGCGGATGGCGGCGGCGCATCGACGCGCCTCCATGTCTTCGCGGTTGTTGTCGCCCATGTAGCGGGCCTCACACACCTTCGCACACGTTTCGCGCTCACTGATCACAGCCTGCGCGGTGGCCGAGTCAAGGAGCTCACGCAGCGAGCGTGATGGAGCGAACCCGTAGACGATGCATAGGTTCTTGAATTGGTCGTCGGTCATGTTGCCCTCGCTTTCAGCATGGCGTCTGCCATTTCGTAGGCTTTGTTAGCAATCGAAGACAAACCGTATGGAGTTCCCCAGTCTGCGCCCATGGCGCTTTTCGTGGAATTTGTGACCATGCGGTATTCAGCAAGCGCAAGCGGCATTGCTTGGGCCGCGAAGTAATCGCGCAAGGTCATACCCTGTTCTTCGTCGGCCAGGTCATAGTGATGGGCCGGAAATGCAGGCCCGCCAGTTTTGCCAACTGACAGCAGCAGCGTCCCGTCTTGATCTCTGAGTTCCATCATTGCTCCTTTGCATTCAGCTCGGCAGCGAGCTTCTCGGCCGCATCACGGGTGCGGCAGTCGGCCACCACGTCCAGGTGGATCACCGGCTTGACAACGACCCAGCGATGGTCTTGGGTGTCGAGATCTGGCATGAAAATCACCCGGTGCTGGGTTGCTGGATCAGATTGGCTCATCTGCAGCCTCCACTGTCTCTACAGGCGCCTGCGCCGCACGAATCTGACCGGCGCGCACCTTGGCCGCGTCGTTGGCTTCATCGCGGGCGTCACGGTCCAGCGTGCGAATTGCTGGCCGCAAAGCGTTCAGCGCGTCGATGGTCTGCGCGGCATCGATCTGGCGCATCACGCTGCCGAAGTCTGCGACCTCGACCACCGGCCCCATGTCGCGCGGCGCGGCGGGCTGGGGAGTCTGCGGGTCCATGTCCTCGGCTTCCTCGGGCGTGTAGGTTCCGACGACGACGCCTGGGAACACGGTGCGGATGCCTTCGCTGATGCAGCGGGCGCGGAGCATGGCACGCGGATATTGCGTCCAGGTTGGGTTCTTGGTCAGGTTGGCTCGCCTAGCCATATCAATCGTCCAGTCAATCTCAACGGTTCCGCCTTGCGGATGAGAGAACTCACCTGAAACGCGGCTATCGTTCATCTCGGTCCATCGAACCTTGCCGCCAGCAGATTGAAAGCGGGCCAGCATGGCGTCTGCCTTGAGAGCTGGACGCCCCTGGATGATGTGGTAATCACGTACTGCAATTACTGGACTCATTCCTTCTGCTTGGCAAAGCAGCATCAAAGACATAGCCTGATCTGGTGTCTTAATACCAAACAATCCAGATTTCACGACAACTTGAGACATGCGCTCAATATCATTTATGGTTGCAATTTCTGTGTTCATAATGCTGTCCTAATTTGTTCATATTTGTTTTTGCACTTTTGATGGAAAATTACTCTTTTCCCAATTTTTATATTTTCTGGAGCATCCCATTCTTTGCAATACTGGCATTTTTTATAATTTGGATTTCCTGTTGCATTTAGTGCTTCTTGCCTTTTGTGAAGCAATTGATGATATTTATCATCTGGACAAATTACAAGATTATTATTTGAATTATTTAAGCCGTTGCCGTCAATATGATGTATACGTGCTTTTTCTGGAAGCGCCTTTCCTAATGCTTTTTCAGCAATAATTCTATGTTCTAGTCTAGATTTGCCATTTCTTTTTATTTCAATATAACCATTTTTGTGAATTGTGCCTGTTCCTCTTATTCTCATTTGGTCACTCCTATGGATTAGAAAGAAGTCTTGGCCTGCAGCTTGCCGACGATGGCATCAACCTCTGCAAGAAACGTAACGATCTCACGCTCCAGCGTAGCGATGTATTCGGGATTACGCGGAATGCGCTGCACATAGAGCTGCAGGTCTGGCGGCATCCGACCATCAAACGACACGAAGTCGCACCACTCGCGGCTGGTGATCCACATCTGGCCTTGCACCTGAGCCATGTGCTCGTCGGGCATGCCTGAAAGCCAGGTTTCGAGGTGGTTGGCAGAGTTGAATGGGCACTTGATCTCCACCAGGCCGTTGTCGGCCATGTCCTCGGCGACGAGGCCGTCCGGGCTGCATCCTGCTGCCAGCGTTGGGTGCTGAACAAAGCCGACCGTCTCAACGTGCAGGACATGGGCCTCGATGTAAGCCTGCAGCGCTGCGGGTTCCTGATCGGTGCCCCATTGCATTGCCATCGTGCGGGCCACGGGCGCAGGCTGGCCAGTCAGGCGTTCGATCACCTGTTGCCACAGGTACGTTGTGCGGGCGGCGGTGGGAAGGCCCTTCTGCGTCTTGGCAAGTACGTGCTTGAACCCGCTGGCCGTGACCTTGCCCACGCGGGCCTGCAGCCATTCGTCAGTGCGCTGCTCGAGCGCGGCGGTGTCAGTGGTCATGCTGCCTCCACAAGAGTGACACACTCGGGAGCGTTGGCAACCGCGGCGCGCAGCTCGGCAGCCAGGCGCAGGGCCTCTTCATCGTTCAACCATAGGCTGACATCGACGTTGTTTGCACCGACGGTGCGGATCATTACCGTGAAATCGCAGCCTTGGATGGGTTGCGACAGGCGGTAGGCGTTGAGGGTGGTTTTCATGCTGCCGTGGTCCTTTCAGTACCAGTGGTGGGGATCGTCGTAGTAGGGGTCGTCGTTCATGCTGTCGGCCATGAGTTCCATGGCGCGGTCATCAATCCAGGTGCGCTCGTCGCGCAGAATGCGATCCTTGAGCTCCATCCTGGCGTGCAGGCACTGCGCGTCGCTGCCGGTGAGCATCAGCGTCCAGAGCTGGTCGGTGGTGCCCTCACTCATGTCGAGGTCTTCGAAGCCGCGGGTGTCGGTGGTGCTGCCCTCGGGCTGCGTGATGTTGTGGATGAGCCAGTCGCTGGTGGCCCAGGCGTCGGCCAGCAGCTCGTCAGCCGCATCTGCGCGGTGGTTGTCGCTAGGCTCTCGGTCGCCATCCCAGCGCGGGTCACGCGGGTCGGTGCACGGGCCCCATGTGGCGCTGTCGCCGGGGCCGCAGGAGGTGTATTGCATGGGCGTAAGTCCTTTCAAATGAAGGCCGCGATCAGGCAGCCAAGGGTGATGCCGAAGGCGGCGGCGAAGGCGTAGTCGATGGGGCGGAGGTTGTTGGTCATGGTTTGCTCAGGCTGTTGTGCGTGCCGTGAGGTAGTCTTGAAGGCGCTCGACGGTGCTGCGGCGATCAAGCCAGACGCCCGTTTGGCGCACGCCGTTCGGCATCGTCTCGATGATCATGACGCCGCCGCCGTCGCGGTACGGCTGCAGCACAGTGTTGGGCAGCTTGGTGATTTGCTGGAGCAGTTCGGTTTGCATTTGTGTCTCCGGTTGCGTGTTGCGATGGAA